TTGCTGAACTGGCATCTGGATTGGATGCAGGAGGTGGCCGGTGCCTGAGCCTTCCAATCTCTCCGCCGACATCGCCACGAAGGTGCTGGAGGCAAACATCCGCAACATCGTGGAGAAGGTGAAGGCCGGTGGAACGCTGAACGCTGCCGAGCGGGCCATGATGGAGAGCGCCGCTCAACCTAAGTCGCCGTTGCAGGAATCGGAAGCCGCCTCCGCCGCCGCGCCTTTTTTATTTTCTGAGGCTGAAATCGGGTTGGAGAAGCTCGAAGCAGCAGGGGAGTTCACAGGGGAACGCTTGCTTGCCCGGAGGCCGGATGCCTACCGCGCCGTAGTCCGCATGGCTGCCGAGGGATTGAGCATTTCGGCCACGGCCCGAGCCCTGGGAGTTTCGCGGAACACCATTGCTGCCGTCCGGGAGCGTGAGGGATTTACTATAGAGCAGGATAAAAAGGAGTTATTGCGAGATGTTCGCCGTGCTGCCCGGCTATCGGTCGAGCGGGCCATCGAGCTGATCCCTACGATCAACAGCGCCAAGGACGCCGCCATCGTTGCTGCCGTGATGGTGGACAAGGGCCAGCTCCTCAGCGGTGAGGCAACAAGCCGCATCGAGAAGGTCGAGGCAGGTGAGGACAAGCTCCGCGAAATGCTCGCCTCGCTACCCGTGCTCGAAGCCGAGGTTGTGCAAACCGGTTTATCCGAGGGCGCGCCGCTGCAAAAGGGGGCTGGTCTCGCCGCCTCCCTGCCTGCTCTGCCCCTTGTTGAGACTCATGCTCATGAGGTGAAATCCGTGGATGCCGTCAGCGATTATCAACGACTTACGGAAGCCGACAGCAATGCACAAGCTAACTCGTTGATAGACAACGATAGCAAACTATCCTCTAGTTGTCTTATCGGAAGTTATCAACTTGATAACGACCTCGACCAGGTGAAAACCGAGACCGTAGTTGAGACCCTGAGGGTAGGGGGGGAGGGGGTCGCGGATTTCGAGGGGGGGGTATCAGATAGCACTCATTTGGGTCCACAGAAAATTTTATCTAAAGGCGACCCCTCCGTGCCGCCGCCAGCCGCCCCGTAGTCGCATCTTTCCATTCAAACCTATGCCTACCCTACAAAAACAAAAAAAAACCGCGCCGGTGCCGCCTGCCGTGCAGGCCGCGCCGGAGTTCATCGAGGCCCAGATCATGGGCCGCGAAATCAACCCCGAATACCTCAGCCTCCGCGTCCCCGATGCGGATGGTAATTGGCGCAAGGCCCGTCTGCGCATCCCGCGCCGTCTCAGCCATTGCTTCAAAATCCACTCCACCGTGCGCGTCGCTGCTACTGCCGACCCCATGATGTTCGAGCCCTTCCCTTCCATCCTATGAGCGCCACCGAAGCTATTCTCTACGCGCTGGTTTCGCTCGGCTCATCCTTCGCTTGCTACCGCATAGGCCGCGACGAGGAAAAGAAAAAATGGCTCGCATGGTTTCGTGCGCACTATCCGAACCGCCTCAACTCCCGCAATTTCCCCGAATGAAAAGCCGACTCCTCATCCTCGACACCGAGACCGGGGGGCTCGACCCCACCCAGCACGCCCTGCTTTCGCTCGCCGCCGTGGATAGCACGGATGGCGAGGCGTTTACCGCACTCATCCGCCCTTCGCCCGAGTGGATTTGCGACCCGCAAGCCCTTGCAAAAAACGGCCTCACCCTCGATTTTCTGGAAAAAAACGGACGGCCCGAGCGCGAGGTTCTGCAAGACTTCGCCTTGTGGATCGGGGAGCGCCGCTGGCACATCATCGCCGGTTGCAATGTCGCCTTCGACCTCCTCTTCCTCACAGCCGCCTTCCACCGCCAAGGTCTCGCTTGGACCAGCCGGAAAAACATCGACCTCCAAGCCGCCGCCTGGCTCGCCCACGAGACCGGAGCCATCGAGCTACCGCTAGGCAAAGACGACCAGCCCCGCCTCTCGCTCGACCACATCGCCGCCACCCTCGGGTTCTCGCGCAGTGGCAAGACCCACAACGCCCTAGAGGACGCCCTCCTCACCATGGCCTGCCTCCACCGCCTCATCGCCCCCACCCCCCAATGAGAGAAGAAACCCGCAAAGCCCAACCCATGCCGCCCGATCTCCAACCCATCACCCTCCACGACAGCCGCGCCGGTTGGAAAACCACCTTTAACGCCAAAGAAATCAACGACGCCTGCAACCGCTGGCTCATCAAAAACGACGCCTCCTTTGCCAAATCCCGCCGAAAAAAATTCGGCCAAATTTAATTTATGCACTTTTACAAGTTTAACATCAAAGACTACGCGGTAAATACAACACATCTCACTAATGATGAGGATTTAGCTTATAGGCGCTTGCTTGATTTATACTATACCGAGGAGCAGGCTATAGCAAACGACTACCAAAAGCTATCGCGCAGGTTAAGAATTGCTGCCGAAGTCATCGAGGTAGTGCTGAATGAGTTCTTCGTTCTTACCGAAAATGGATGGATTTGTGGTCGAGTTGAGGAAGAAATTCAATCTTATCACCGACTTTGCGGAAAGCGTAAAGAGCTTGGAGTCAAGGGGGCGCAAAAGAGATATAGCAAAAGAACAGCAAGAGTCAAGCAAGAGCCTAGCAAGGGTCTAGCTATAGCTACGATACCACTAACCACTAACCATTATATTACCCCTATAAGTCCCCAAGGGGACGAGGAATTGGAGTTGGATTGCGAGGAATCTTCCGCACCCGAGCATCCCGTCCTCACCCGCCTGCGCGATTTGTTCCGCATGAAACCCGGAACTGACTTCGACGCCTCCACCCACCGGGCTTGGCAAAAAAATAAAAAAAGCGCCGCCGCGCTCCCCGAGTCCGATTGGGCGCTCCTCGCGTGGGCCTACCGGCAGACCGAGGGCGACGCCGCCCGCTACCGCCGCCGCGACCCCGCCACCTTGCTGAACAACCTCCTCGCCGAAGTCCTCCGCGCCCGCGAATGGGCCAAGGCCGCCGGAGTCAACCCCACCGCCACCCGGCCCAGGCCCGCCGAGCCCGAGGGCTGGCAGGACATCATCACCTCCACCGATCCCAGCTACAACTGCACCACCTGGTTCGAGTTACCCGAAAGCCTCCGCGCCTTCGTCCGCGAGCGCGTCGCGCAAATCGAAGCCGAAAACGCCGCCGCTACCGCCGCCGCCTGACCATGACCAACCCACTACCCGAAACCTCCCTTGCCGAAAAAGCCGTCCTCGGCGCGGCTTTGCAGAATGGCACTACTGCCGACAGCGTGCTCGAAGCCATCCAGCCCGAACAGCTCGTGCTGCCCGCTCATCAGATCATCCTCCGCATCATCGCCGAGTTGCGCGAGGCCGCCAAGCCCGTCGATTTCATCATCGTCACCACCGAGTTGGAGAAGCGCGGCCAGCTCGCCGAGTGCGGCGACATGCACTACATCACCGAGCTAGGTGCGGATTTCGCCCAAGTCGCAAACTGGCGTCACTACGCCAGCGAAGTCCTCGATACTTGGAAACGCCGCAAAATGCGCGCCGCCGCCCTCGCCATGGCCGAGGCCGCGAACGACTATGCCCTCACCACTGACGATGCGCAGGAGCGTTGCGAGCAAGTCCTCTACGGCCTCCGCGACCACACCACCCGCGAGAACCCCGTCGCCCCCTGCCGCGATGCCGTCGTCTCCGCCGTCGAGCACATTGAAGCCGTTTACCACAACCGAGGCAAAACCATCGGCCTCGCCACCGGCATCCATGACCTCGACCGTAGCACCGGAGGCTTCATGGGCGGCCAGATGATCGTCGTCGCTGCACGGCCCGCCTGCGGCAAAAGCGCACTCGGGATGCAGTTCGCCCTTCATGCCGTGAAGGAACTCGCCGTGCCCACGCTCGTTTTCTCGGTCGAAATGCCCGGGCGCGAACTCATGGTCCGCGCTATTTGCAGCGAGGCCGGTGTCAATCTCCAGCGCCTTCGCGATGGATTCTTCGACCAACGCACCCTCGCCAATGTCGCCCACATCGCCGGAGGATTGGTGAAAAGCCCCCTCTTTATCGACGAGACCCCCGGCCTCACCGTCGCGCAATTCCGCGCCCGCGCCCGCCGCGCCAAGGCCGCCCACAAGATCGGCCTCATCGTCGTCGATTATTTGCAATTCATGCACGGCAGCGGCGACGCCGCCCGCCAATCCCGCGCCCTCGAA